GTACCACCCTCGTCTATCGGAGTGGCTGAGAGCGCGACACGCACTCCCTCCATAGCGGTGACTAAGGTATCGTAAACCGTGAAGGACTTGAAGTTCAGGTTGTCCACTACGCTCTCTAAGGAGTTGAGCAATTCCAAAAGCCGAGCTTCTTGGTTTGCCCGAAGCGTCTCTTGGGCGAGCAAGGTGGTCGAAGCGGGATTCACGGGTCCATAAGGTGACAAGACATCTGATTTGGTCTTGATTGTAGCCGAGTGCTCGTGCGTAACTAACTGCAAGTGACTTGTTCTCACGCTTCTCCTCCATTGTCGCCTTCGTCCTCTCCCGCATCTGCGGGATCTCCGAAGGTAGGTGGTGTGTTCGCTCTGGTATGAATACCCACAGTAAGCCTACTATCAGGGTTAATAATCCAAGTCTTGCCCTCTTGCTCATCAAAACTCCTTTGTTCATCAAGCAGTTGCTTGTATGTGTCTGGGTATAGGTGCGCTAGGCGCACGAGTGCCTTGTCTCTTGCCCTTCTGTAATTGCGATAGTGGATAGATTGCTTCCCGCTTACCTGCTTACTCTCCATTGATCTTGTCCTCCCACACAATAAGGACATAGGCTACCACCATTACTATCATTATCCCTAACACTAAGCTCATCTACCTACCTCCCTTGCCCGCTGAATAATCTCGGTTACGTCTATCGTCTGGCCCACTAGGTGTGCATCTTCCTCGTCGCTATCCCACGCACTCACCAGGACTCTACTGCCGGTAGGCGCAAGGGTAAGCCACTGCATACACTGCTCAGCACTAGCTCCACCCCACTCGTTCTCTCCCTCTGGCGTAACCACTTCATAGAATAAGATTAGATCTGACTTAGGTGGGTGAATGGTATAGATGTTACTCATTCTCGTCCCCTTCCTCGAACCCGAATAGCTGCGACAGGGCAGAGTTAGCCCGACGTAGGTTCTTGATAGCTTCCGCTATCTCTTCCTCTTGTAGATTCTTCTCAGCTTGATTTATACATAGGTCGAACTTAGCTGTTAGGTATTCGTTATTCATACTCTTGCCTTTCGTTTCTTGGTAACTGTTGCATTCTCTATTGAGATGTATGTGGTCTTCGATCCACAAGGACACTTGACTTGGACTACCCCATTAGGAAAGCCAAAGCCGTCCTTAAAGGTAAACTCCAATAGCCCGTCGCAATCTCCATTACACACAAAAGTATATTTAGTCCATTCACTCATTACCCTCTCCCTCGTTAGCGGGTAGTACTCTACCCTTCCATTGTGTTTCGATTATCTTAATTACATCTGAGCCGGTGGATAGCTTGTCCCAATCCCACTCTCTCGGATCTCCGTCATAAGTCTCTATCTCTAGCGTTACTAGATACCGGTCTTTCATTAAGCTATCTCCCTGTCTCTCTCAACTCTGCAGAATAAGCATAGGTCTAACATCTTGGCGTTAAACCTTATGTTGCCCCATTGATCTTTCCAATAGGTAATCTTGTCGCCATATTCTCTGTCGTTATAGCAATCATCATTTAGGCACATCTTGTTATCTTTCATCACGCTACCTCTATCTCATAATTTAATCGCTCGCAGCTCTCTCTAAAGCTGCGCTTAGCCTCTCTCACTGTATAACCGTAGTAAGTAGAAGACTCAAGCCACTTAACTCCCTCCCAATTCACCATAGCCGACACAATTACCGCACCACTATGCTTTACTCTCTCTATTGTCATAGCTCTAACCCTTTCGCTATCTATCTCACTAACTCTTAGTAAGATACTACCTTACTCTACCGTATTAGGATAGAGCAAGATAGTACGCCACTAACTAAATTGTACGCATAGGCATAAGTAAAGCTGTCCACTCTACCGCTGTAATAGGTAAGTGAATAATCATAGGTCTGCCTAGACCGGTGAACTCTACGCGTACCGCTTTACCCTTACCGGCGATCTTGGCATAGTCCGCGAATAGTGCAGGGTTAAAAGATAGCTCTTGTGGATCTAACTCTCTCCCTATCTTATCTAAGATAGTGGTAAAGTCCGGATAGTTAGCCTCTAGTAGCTGCACCGTAATAGAGCTACCGGTTACGCTTATGGTTAATAGGTCACCGATACGGTTAAGGGTTACGCGTGAGAGTTTATTAGATTTAGATAGCTCTATGACACGCTTGACATCACTTAGTGGAATTAGGCTCTTAGATAGCTGCCCGCTCTCTACCTCTATCTTGCCGGTTATTAGTCTAAATCTATCCGTAGCCCGTGCCACTAAGTAGCCCGCGCCCTCTCCCTCTAGCTGCACCGCGTTTAGTGACAGTAGGCTCTTATCCTTGTGTGCGTGTGTGATCGCGCCCTCTAATAGCTCAATTAGAGCTGCGCCCTCTACCTCTACCGTATCGGTAACGGTCTTATTCTCTTGTACTGTAGTCATTACTTAACCCTTATCTCTTAGTTATCCGGCTAGGTACCGGCCCGCTCTCTCTCACTGTCTAAGCGAAAGAGAGCGAGTCACCTACCTAGAGACCTACGCAGCTACTCATAGAGCCGGGACAGTATCCCGTCCCCGTCCACCATATAAAGCCGGAGACAAGATATAAAAGACCGGCAATAGCTAACCAAAAGGCCACCCGCACCGCTAGACGTAGCCGGTAATAGCTGCGGGATCTCATTAAGCTACCTCTTGTAATCTTGTAATGAGTTCGGGGTTACCGATTACGCGGGCAAAACTCTTGTTTTGCCGGGTGAGCTGCTTAAATTGTCTTTCATAAGTGCGAAAGTCTGCCACGCTCTTAATCTCTAGGCTTAGCTCATTGATAAAGTCGTCTAGTGAGTCGTAGCTGCTCATAGAGTCGCAGACTAGGCACTCAACTACATCAACAGGGCGCGGATCGCGGTCAATGCCTAAGCCCTGATAATACCAAAAGCTCATAGAGCGCTTTTGATAGCGAACAGTTACGCGGTAATGGCGGGCTTTACCTTGCGCCCACTCCGGAGAATTATCGTTCCAATCTTCACGAATTGAGGCGGTAATTCCCGCGCCATTGATTAAGCCGTTAAGTGTCGTGTTCATTACTTAGCTCCCTTAGTTAGTGCGACGATACCGGCAAGAATAGAGACCGATAGCATAGAGATTAGAGCGAATAGGATAGTAGTGTCATAAGTAAGAGTTACGCCGGGCAGAATTGCGTAAAGGTATGTCGGGGTAACTATTGATAGAGCTGCGGTGATGTATAGCATTAGATAGATCCTTATCCGTAGAGCTTGATTAGGTAAGTGATTAGCTCTACAAGGACAAAAGTACACGACTATTCCCCATAGTGCAACATCATCACCGCATTACTTTTAGGGCGTGTCGCAGCTCTTAACAAGGTAGACAATAGGGGCGCAACTGTCTAGGGCTTGCCGGTTAGGTAGTGAGCTGATCTAGTAGGACAAGGGACAAGGCTAGGCGATTAGGTTACGGGCTAGAGCTATCGTCTAGCGGTTAGGGCTAGCGGTTAGCAGCTGCAAGGGGCAGAGCTGCAAGGTTAGGCGGTTAGTGAATTGGGAAAGGGTTAAGGGTTAGGAATGCCGGTGCGGTAGTCAGCCCCACAGTTTTCTATAAAGTTATCCACAGGTCTGACCAGTTATCCACAGGCAGGGGGTGGGGGGTCTGCCCGTCTGCGCGGTAACCGACACCCCCCGTTGTTGTTTCCGACCGCGGTGGTCACCATACTCCCCAACAAAAAATATTTGCTAAAGTTAAAGCTGCGATCTAGCCTCTGACCTGCGGTTTTATATACTGTGATGAAGGTCACATTGTAAAAACGGGAAATGCGTTAAATTTCCTGCCTTATATATAGTAAGGGGTTTTAATAGGAAAAGCCCTGAGCAGTAACGGTATGGCCTCTTACGAGGCCCCTAGGCCGAGTTCAGCCTTACCCCTCAGTTCGCTGTAGCTCCTTCGGGCGTTAAGCCCGACCTGCCCAGTACTTTTAGTGGGGATAGCTCTATCTACTGGTAGATAAAACCTTCCTCGCCTAGTATAAAAATAAACCGATTCCGGCCGGTCCCCAATAAATTTTAGGAGATCACGTGGCTGACAATAGTGCCGACATCGCCAAGAGAATCATCCTTGGCTGTGTAGCTGAGGGTATGACCATTGAGGCCGCTTGTGCCTCCGCTGGTAAATCCATTAAGACCTACGAGTACTACCGACGTACCGATAAGGTCTTTACAGACAAGGTTGACCGAACACGGCTAGGTCTGAAGGATAAGTCCTTTGCCTCCGGTGATGTTCACGACTTAACCTTTGCCGAGTTCCGCGAAAAGTTCCTGCACTCTAAGACCTTCCCACACCAGCAAAACCTAGTAGATATGATCGAAGGCCGCGAGCCTGGTTGGCTACACCCTTCTATGAAGTATGAGCCAGGGCTAGCATCTAATAGAATTTTATTGAACATCCCGCCCAACCACGCCAAGTCTATTACGATCACCGTGGACTATGTAACCTGGCAGGTAGTACGTAATCCCAACTTTAGAGTTTTGATTGTTTCCCAGACCCAGCAGTTAGCTGCCGACTTTCTCTACGCCATCAAGCAACGCCTGACTCATCCGATGTATGAATCACTCCAACAGGCTTACGCTGCTGGCGTAGGGTTTAACTCTAAGTCAGCATCCTGGCAGGCAACCCGCGTCACCTTTGGTTCCGAGCTACGTGAGTCTAGCGAAAAAGATCCAAACATCGAAGCCATTGGTATCGGTGGTCAGATCTACGGTAAGCGTGCAGATATGATTATCGTAGACGACGCTGTTACCTTAAAGAACGCTAACGAGTTTGAAAAGCAGATTCGCTGGTTAACCCAGGACGTGCGATCACGTTTGAACCCTACGGGCAAACTTGTAGTTATTGGTACTAGAGTTTCGGCTATGGACCTATACCGCGAACTGCGTAACGAAGACCGCTACCCAGGTGGTTTGGTCCCGTGGAAGTACTTGGCTATGCCAGCGCTTCTGACTACGCACGAAGACCCTGAGAAATGGGAAACTTTGTGGCCAGCAAGTGACGCGCCATTTGATGGTCAGATGGAATCTGACAAGAACGAAGACGGCCTTTACCCTAGATGGAATGGTCGCAACCTTTACAATGAACGCCAAGCTATGGATGCAAGTACTTGGGCTTTGGTCTATCAACAACAAGATATCTCAGATGATGCCATCTTTGATCCGGTATGTGTGCGAGGTTCTATAGATGGTATGCGTAAAGCAGGTCGCTTGGTTCCTGGTAACCCAGGCCATCCGCGTGATGTTAATGGCTTTTCTTTTATTTGTGGTCTTGATCCCGCTATGGTTGGTGATACAGCCGTCGTTTGTTACGCTGTTGATAGGGCTACACATAAACGCTATATCGTTGATGCTATTAAGATCACTAGGCCAACGCCTGCTGCAATACGCCAACTAATCTTTGACTGGACTTCCCTATACCAGCCCAGTGAGTGGATAGTAGAAAAAAATGCTTTTCAATCATTCCTTACGCAAGATGAAGGCATCCGTCAGAACCTTGCCTCACGGGGTGTGCTACTGCGAGAACACCATACTGGAACCAACAAGTGGGACTCCGGTTTCGGTGTTGCGTCTATGTCTACCTTGTTCGGCACAAAACAATTTGACGGTAAGCACCACCGCGACAACCTTATCCACTTACCTTCTGACCAAACTGAAAACGTCAAGGCGCTGATTGAGCAATTGATTACGTGGTCACCAACTACTAAGGGCAAGACCGATATGGTGATGGCTCTGTGGTTCTGTGAGATCAGAGCACGCGAGATGCTGAACCAAGGTATGCACAAGACACACCATATGAAGAATCCTTTTCTATCTCGATACGAGGTAGGCAAACGAACAGTTATCAACATAGATGAACTGCTCGCAGAAAAAGATCGCACATTCATCTAGGGAGATAAAATGCCAGGAGCAATGAAGAAGCCAGTAGCTAAAGGATCAGTTGCAAAGACTTTTGATCCTAAGAAGTTAGTGCCTAAGATGACTGCACAAGATGCAGCAATGCTTAAACTTCTTAAGAAGAAGTACGGCGCAGACGTATACAAAGGATAAGGAAAACAATGCCAACACCAAAACCAACTGCTAAGGCAACTTCTAAGCCTACTGTAAAACCTACAGCAAAGCCAAAGGTTACTCCTAAGCCAAGTCCTTCTAAGACAAAGTTTGATCCTATAGATGCTTTAATTAAAGCAGGCGTAAAGCAACTATCTCCTGGTCAAAAAGCACAGATTGCAAAAATTCTAGGAATCAAGTACGACCCAAAGATTACAAACCCTGATTACAAGGGTAACCCTAAAGACTTAAATCCAAATTGGAAACCTTAATATGGCAATGTCACCCAAAGATAAGGCAAAGTTCCAAGAAGAATGGAAGAAGCCTGGCAATGTTAAAAAGGGCGAAATCATTACTCCTGGTGCTGTTGTACGTGGAGTGGCTAAGGCTGCTGCAAAAGTTACTGCTAAGAAAAGAATTCCAGCTACTTACACACCAACAAAAAAAGCAGTACCAGCAAAAGTTGTAAAGAAGACAACGCCACCAATTAACAAAAATGCACAGACAGATTTTCTCTTAGAACAACAATGGGCTAAATCAGTTAAAGCAGCAGAAAAAACTGGTATGGATATTAAAAAAATGAAGATTACTATTGGCAATAGAACAATAGATCACAAAGGTATTAGGTAAGGAAAACAATTGTTATCAGTCAAAGAAGTTGACGCTAAGCTAGCACGCTTACGTACTCGCTCATCAGCGCGAGATCAACGTATGCGTGATGTGCTCTCGGTGCGTCAGGGAGATATCTCTAAGGTATACCCTGCAATGTTTTCAGAGGAATATCCAA